GCACTTACTGAAAATTATCAAAACAGATATATTACTGTATTTTTAGGTTATTTAATGGGTGGCACTAATGAGGTTGCTGGTACATTAACTTTATTTAAAGGAAGAATGAATACATTAACTATAAGTGATAATCCAAATGGTTCTACAATAACCATAGATGCTGAAAATAGATTAGTAGATTTAAATAGACCATCAAATTTTAGGTACACAAAAGAATCACAAAATTTTCTTCATAATGGTGATACAGGATTTAACAGAGTTGCATCTTTGCAAGACAAAGAGATTGTATGGGGAAAAACATCAGATACAGCATCAGGTGGTACTGGTAGTGGCAGAAATTCTAGACAACAAGCAATATATAGAAACAGACAACAGAACTAATGAAAAAACTACCTGACTGGGAAATTTACTTTGATGATTTTATTTTAAAAAATCAGAACAAACCTTTTGCATGGGGTTCATGGGACTGTTGTAAATTTTCTAATGCTTGTATAAAAGCTATGACAGGTGAAGATTTAATTCCAAAAAAACTTAAATGGAAAAACGAAGAAGAAGCCATGAAATCAATTAAAGAATATGGTGTTACTTTATTAAAGAGCATAGAAAAAGCATGTAAAGCAAAAAAAATAAAATCTATACCAAAAGGTTTTATGACAAAAGGTGATCTCGTGGTTTATAAACAAGAATCTGTACTTGTTGGCATTTGCGATGGTTATTCAATACTTAGTCCTACAGATACAGGTATATGTGTAAATCAAGATTTAAAAATATTAAAAGTGTGGCAAATAGATGTCTAAGGTAATAAAAGCAGCAGTAACAGCAGCAGTTGTTGTATTTGCAACAGTTACAATATTAGCTTCAGGTGGAACATTAGCACCTCTATTTACTGGTACTGGTTGGGCTGCAAGTTTGGGTGTTGCTGCACAATATGCTCTAGCAACTTTTGCTACTACTTTAATAAGTGGTGCGGTTGGAATGATGACATCTAAAGGTATAGATGCAACTAGTGAAAATTTTGGAACTAAATTATCAAATAGAAACCCTATTGCACCAAGACAAATAATTTATGGACAAGCTAGAGTTGGTGGAACTATTGTACACATGGAAACGAGTGGTACTGATAATTATTTGCTTCATATGGTTATTGCTATTGCTGGACACGAAGTAGAAGAACTTACTAGTGTTAGATTCGGTGAAAATACTTTAACCACAACCACAAGTACCATTAATGGTTCTACAGTACATACAGTGACTAATGCAGATTACACTAATACAGAAAATAACAACAATTTTGGAAGTGGAAGATTAGCAAGATTTAGTTTTGAAGATGGCAGTCAAACATCTGTAAATGGTTTTATGAATGCTCAACTAAGTTCTATGGGTACATCTGATAAATTTTTAGATGTAGCGTATGTTTATATGCAATTAGTTTTTGATACAGAAAAGTTTGGTGGCGGCATACCACAAATATCATTTTTAGTTAAAGGTAAAAAATGTTATGACCCAAGAACTAATAATACTGTATGGACTAATAATCCAGCATTGCACATTAGAGATTTTTTAACTGACACGCAGTATGGTCTTAAAGCAGAAACAGAGGAAATAAATGACACAACTAATGCAGGTGGTTTTGCAGCAGCAGCAAATATATGTGAGCAAAATGTCACACTTGCAAATGGCTCTACAACAGAAAAAAGATACACAGCAAATGGATTTACTAATTTTAGTGCTAATGGCAATGGTGTTATAGAAGGATTGCTTAGTTCTATGGCAGGTAAAATGTCATATGTAAATGGTAAATTCAATGTATTTGCAGGTGCATCACAAACACCTTCATTAACTATTACTGATGATGATTTGCTTTCACAAATTGGAGTGTCAACAAATCCAAACGCAGGTAATTTATATAACACAGTAAAACCAGTTTATGTTGATTCTACACAAAATTATGTAGCTGCTGATGCTGAGGTATATCAAGATACAACTATGTTAAATGCTGATACACCAACAGGAGAAAGCACTGCAAATTACGTAAAACAAATGGAAGTACAATTACCTTTTACTGTTACAGATACACAAGCACAAAGATTGGGAAGAATTGCTTTAAAAAGTCAAAGAGAAACAACATCATTAAGTGCTTTAGTTTCATTAAAATTTATGAGGTGTCAACCAAATGACTGGGTATATTTAACAAATGTGAGATTAGGTTATAGTCAAAAAGTTTTTGAAGTGATCTCTGTAAATATGGAGGTAATGGATTCAGGTGATGTACCTACATTAGGAACAAGGCTACAACTTAAAGAAGTTGCTGCATCTGTTTTTAACTTTGCTACAAGTGATTATACAACTGGACAATCAGAAGGTAGTGATGTTGGAACTGGTACTTATGCTGTTACAGCACCAAGTAATCTTGCTTTAGCACAACAAACTAATAAAGATGGTGTTACAACTAAAGTAGATATAAAAGCATCATGGACTAATAACTCTAGCGATAAGGTCACACTTACAGAGGTGGCGTATAAGCTAAGTACAGATGGTGCATATACCTCAGACTTTACTGTTGGAAAAGGTGTTGCTGTAGCCCTTCTCCCTAATGTTGTAGTAGGTAAAACTTATAACGTAAAAGCAAGACATATTGATGTTAATGGTGTAGCTAGTTCTTATACCAGTGCAGTCAATATAACAATAGCAGCACCAACTGATGCACCAGCAGTTCCAACAAGTTTAACTGCATCAACAGGACAAGCATTTAACATACTGGTTTCTTGGACAAATTCAACCAGTGCAGATTTAAAAGCAACTAAGATATATAGAAGAACATCAAATACAACACCAACAGATGACACTTATTTAGTTGAAACTATTTATGGATTAAATGGCAAAGTAACAAGTACATTATTTGGAACACAAGATGGTTTGACAGCAGGTACTACATATTACTTTTGGGTTAGGTCAGTAAATCAATCAGATGTGCATTCAGCTTTTGTTGGTAGTGCTTCAGGTAACTTTACTAATGTAAGTGCAGGTGAAATAGTAGATGGTGCAATAACCACTGTGAAACTTGCAACAGATGCAGTCACAAATGCAAAAATTGCAGTTGATGCAATACAAGGTGATGTCATAGCAGCAGGTGCAATCGTTGAAGCTAAGTTAGGAGTTGATGCAGTCACTAATGCCAAACTAGCAGATAATGCTGTGAACACAGCACAAATAGTATCAAGTGCTATAAGTGCAGCAAAAATTGCTACAGGTGCAGTAACTAATACAAAACTAGGCACAGATGCAGTAACAAACGCAAAACTTGCAGATAATGCTGTTGATACAGCACAACTTGTAGCCAATGCAATAACTGAAACTAAAATTTCGGATAATGCAATAACAACTGGAAAGATAACTGCAAATGCAATAACTACTGCTAAGATTAATGCAGGTGCTGTAACAGCAGATTCAATTGCATCTAATGCCATAACTGCTGTGAAAATTAACGCTGATGCTGTGACTGCTGATAAAATTGCAGCTAATTCAATTGCAAGTAATAAGATACAAGCAAATGCGATTGTTTCAAGTAAAATTATTGCAAATGCTATAACAACTGCAAAAATTGAAGCTGGAGCAATAACTGCTGACACCATAGCCACAAATGCAATTACTGCTGTAAAAATAAACGCAGATGCAATTACTACAGATAAGATTGCTGCTAATGCTATAACAAGTGCAAAGATAACAGCAAATGCAGTTACAGCAAATGAGATAGCTGCTAATGCAGTCACAGCAACACAAATACAAGCAAACGCAGTAACAGCAGCCAAGATAAATGCAGATGCAGTTACAGCAGACAAAGTAGCAGCCAATGCGATTGTTGCAGCTAATATTGTTAGTGGAACAATAACAGCTACTCAAATGGCAGCAGATTCTATTGGTGCAGACCAAATTATAGCAAATGCAGTAACAGCAGATGCAATAGCTTCAGGCACAATTACAGCTACAGAGATAGCATCAAATACAATTACTGGTACACAAATTAATGTTAACACTTTAGATGTGGAACATTTTGCAGATGTGAGTGCTGATATTATTTCCCATAGTGGAACTACAGTACCTTTAGCTGTTTTTGGTAGTGAGTTTCAAAGGGGTTCTACTAACTTTACAACACAAACAACAAGCACTGGTACATATCTAAGTATGTCAATTGATGAGGTAAGAAATAATGCTCAATATCAAGCCATATGGACTGGTGTTTATGGTGACTGTACAAATGGTGTTTTAGAATACAGTGTTAATGGTGGTTCATCATATACACAAGCAGCAGGTGGAATACAAAATGTCACTTTTGCAGTTGGTACATTTAGAACTTATGTATTTGCATATAGTGGTACTATTACAGGATTGGCTACATCAGGAACAAATGCAAACAAAGTATTTTGGAGAGTAAGATGGATAACCAAACTAAGAAGTACATATCAATCACTATATGTGTTTATAGACAATACGCAATAATATGATTTCATATACAAAGTACATAACATCAACTGGAGTAATAATTGGTAGTGGTTCTACAAATGTTGCTTTAAGTGATATACCTTTAGAAACCAATCAGTCTGTGATAGAAGGAGTTTATGAAGTTGGAACTTACAAAATTATTGATGGTTCACCTTTAGAACAATCTGTTGATTTTTGGATTGCAGTCAGAATAGAAAGAAACACTTTATTAACAGAATCAGACTGGACACAAATGTCTGATAGCCCTCTAACAGATTCTAAGAAAACAGAATGGTCAACTTATAGACAATCTTTGAGAGATTTACCAACCTCTAATTCTAGTGCATCATCTTATGACGATGTAACATTTCCAAGTGAGCCAAGTTAATGGATGCTGTAGTTC